TTGTGGGAGTTGACCCATCAACTGTCATAAATACATCATCTGCTTGAACATCAAACGAAATGGCTTTTGTGCTACGGACGAATGCAGAAAAACTTGCAACTGTAGATCCAGTAGGACTTAAGCGTTGTGATGTAGCACCATCAGTAGGTTTTAAATATAAGTTACTAATATATGAGTTCATTATTATCGGGATTGTCTATTGACATATGTTGAGATTTTTTTTCCAACGATGTTGGTATTAGCTATTATACTAGCCTTGCCAAGCTCGTCATCTAAATATTGTTCTGCAATTTGTTCTTCTACAATAGCTTTTTCATTTTGACCGTCCATACGAAGAAAATCTGCATAAACAGCGTGAGCTATAAAATAATAAAATTCCAAAGGAATAAGGCTAGAAAACACTATGTCGGGAACTTCTTTTTTGTATGTAACATATACCGAATCAGATGATCCACTTCGTACATTTAATAAAGACGCTCCACTTTCGGTCACATAAAAATCATACTCAACAGTGGAATTACGATCAAAAGGTTGATTCCTGTGAATACGTTGAAACTCGCCAATGTTTGTTTTACCTGCTTCAGTAAAAGCAACTACATTGTTTGCATCAACCGTACGAGCTTCCCCAGCTACTAAATACCGTGCCCAAAAAGGATACGCATCAAAAGCTTGTTTAAACCTGCGGTTGGTAAAATTCAATATATAGCTATCTTCCTCAGTGGTAAAGTCATTTACTCCCGCTAAGGATTTTACTAAATTAAATAAGGATTCGTATGATCTAGTTTGCACTATATTTTATTTGCACTCAAATCTGAGTAAGTTTTATTGTAGAATTTTAAGAATTCTTTAGAATGAACGTGCTCAGTGCCGTATTTTTTAATCATCCTAAAATAATCCCGTGCGGGGATTGTTGCTACGCATTTACCAAGCACTGGATGCGTTTTACCTTTTTCTGCCGTTGCTTCTTTCCGTGCAATGTCACGACGAAAGCCTTCCGTAGCTCGTTCTTCCGCAAAGCTATTTTTAACTTGATCCATAAAAGCACGATCAATAGCTTCTTGTGTAATTTCGTGAGGTTTGCTAATTATTTCCATAATAAAAAGGCGGGGGGCTTTCGCCCCCCAACCAGAATTATTTAAGCTTGTCCTTGGATGAGACCGTGAGCCTGTGGGTGATAAACACCGAGGGTCAAAGCACAATCCACGATACCACGCTCACCACCACCAAGATTAGGCAGACGAGAAGTTCCCATTGGGATCAGCTCGTGAACACCGTAGTATTCAGGGTTTACGAGGAAGCCAGCACCCTTATTTGTTGCTGTGCCAAAGTTAGGCATACAGACAGGGTTGCCATTTACGATAGAAACGATACCATGATCGCTTTGGTATAGCTCAACTGATAGTTTAATATTAGCAGAACCACCATCGTAGTTCACAGTGCGAACTGAATCAGCATCAGTACCGCTTACACCAGCCAAACGAGCGAAATCGCTAATTGTGCGGCGTAGACCTGTGTTAGCTACAAGTGTAAGTCCGTTGCTTACTCCATTAACATCAAAGATGCTGGAAATAAGGTCATTGAACGCACTCTCGTTGAACGGAGTAGCAGTGTCCTCACCTTGAGTATAGATGCTAGAAGCAGGTGTCTCAAAACCAGTTGGGACACCAACACCAGCGGCAGGAGCACTGTCAATATAAGCGGCAAGACCATTCATCTTATAAGGAAGAAGAGCGGTAGCTTGTTGCTTTGTATTGGCAGAACATAGAGTTGCCTCTACGTCACGCTTGAGTTCACGGATAGCCTTAGCTTCTGCTTCAGCAATCTTAGCGGGACCGACTGAATCAACTGCTTCTTGCAGTTCTGATACCTTGTAATCGCGACGGAACTTCTGTGTGAAGTTACCCATGCGAGCACGACCAGCAAACTGGTCAGTAAAGGTAAGAACGTCAGCACCCTCGTCAATACCTGTAGTTACAGGTGCGGCGAGACTGTCAACAGTCCATTCGGTGTTAGTTGCAGATGCCTTTTTCTTGGAGGCACCAGAAAGAATCGGAGTTTCTTCAGGGGCAAGGATAGTCAAGACATCAGTCAAGTCCTCGCGATTGGAAACAGCCGATCCAGGGTTTGCTACATCATATGTGTTTGAAAACGCCATAGTATTATATTATTTTATTGGATTAACGACTTAGTTGTGCAGTTCTTAATTTGATGAAATCATTCGCCGCTCCAGTGGAACGAAACGAATCTTGAGATGCCTGGATATTTTTGCTCCTTCTACTCGTAGGCTTTTCACTTTTAACCGCCGTATTGCTTACGCTTTTAGGCGGATTAAGAGATTTAGATGGCTTAACCGATTGATCAACTAACTTTCTTTCTCCAAAAATACTATTTGCCGCGTGAGCCAAAATATATGGCATTTGTGCTTTTAGTGTTGGATCAGCATTTTTCAATGCGTTTGTTAGTCTTTTATCTTGCAACATTGATTGATAACGCTGATTTACAGCATTATCTTTTTCTTCCGTCCAAGGAATTTCTTGTCTAATTTTTTCCGCAAAGCCTTTTTGCATTTTTTGCCCTTGAGCTTCATTTTGCAAAGCCTGAACTTTTTGGGGAATATATTTCTTTTGTGCTATTCTAGCATTTTTAAGAATATTCCTTACTTCTTTCTTCGTGACACCCCTACCTTCCATTTCGGTAACTGTATCATTTGCAGAATAATCATCAGATTCAAAAAGAACATTTTCAGCCCATTCAATAGCATCCTTAATTTCTTTGGATTTTACTTGAATTTCTTTAATGTTTTTTAGATCCTTGTATGGATTTTGATCAATGTCCGATACGGATACTGGTTTTTTAGCTTTTTTTTGAAGCTGTGACTCCAGTGCTTGGATTCGTTCCTCAGCCGCTTTTCTCTTTGCAGTTAGTTCCCCGAAGCGTTTTACGGCACGAGAACCCAACTTCTGAGAAAGCTCTTGAAGCTCACCCTCCGTCATATCGTCTAAATCAACCTGTGAAAGAACTTTGGCGTTGGCTTCCTCATTGACTTCAGGTACTGCTTGCCCTGTCGTTTCTGAATCGTCCTCAACCTTATCTTTTGGTGAAGTTTCATCACCTAAGCGGGAATTAATAAAATCCTCCGCTGACATGTTTGAAGAAATAGGTTTAGTTTCCGAAACTTGTTCGGCTACTGGTGCTACTTCTTCTGTAATCGCTGTATTTTCAACGGAATCAGCGTTCTCCGTAATTATTTCATCTTGCATATGTTTCCACTCCTTAACGCCGAGCGATGGCGATTGTTATATCTTAGCACACCTGACAAGCTATTGCTTAATCAAATGTTTTAAATCTTTAAATTGTGTCATTTCAAGAATTTGGTCGTAAGATAAAATCCGACCAGAAATTTGTTGAATTTTGTCAGTTGGTGATTCGTGAAGATCAGAAATACATTCGTCACGAAGTGTTTCAACAAAAGACAAAAAACGAATAAACGTATCGTGTGTTTTTAGGGTATCTATGTCCCTATCAATATTATCTTCGGGCATTATTTAGCAGTTAGTTTACTTAGCTCTTCAGCTAATTTTTCCATCCGTGGGCGAATGCCTGGAATGCCTTTTTCTTCAGCTTGCTCATATTCCTCGTTCCTCAAATACTCAAGAGCCGCTTCGTCAAAGTCATAATCCAACATTGCCTTAACAGTCAAAGGACTGTCTTCAATAGAACCACGATAATGCTCACTGAACAACGCATCTTTTAAAGTATCTGGATAAGTATCAAACTCAGGAAGCAATCCTTTTAAAGAGTCAATTCTTACTTTAACATCTTCATCCAGCATTTCTTCTGCTGTTTCTTCCGTAATAGTATCACCTTCTTCTATTTCTGCACCATAATGACCAAAACCAATAGTAAAATGTTTTTCGGTTGGATCTGGCTTGTAAGCCTCAAGCTTTAAGCCCTCCGCTTCACGGATAACATCTTTAAATCTTTCAATCAAAGATTTTGAAGATTTTTCATCTTCTTTTTCAATCATTTCGCCCTCACGCCTTTTGGCGTAATCAGTTCTAGTAATATTGTCTGGCATTGTACTATTGGTTCATTGTTTGTGTATTTATACTGCCCATTGAGGATGGAGAAGTGCCAATTTTGCCAATTTCGGCATTTTGGTTTTGTTGCATTTGGAAGTTATATTGCTGTGCGTATTTTTCCAGACGAGCTTTAAATCCTTCATCGCTTTGCAACCTTTGCGTAATGTCAGGTTGTTGAACATATTGTTGAATTGCTTGTAGTGCAAACTGAGCACCGTTGGGACGAGCAGGAACTTCAATTCCAGCATACAGCTTAGATAAATCATCAGTAATTTCACTACGAATATCTTCTTGTGCTTCTTTGGCTGGCATAATCATACCATCCGCAAGAACAGGATCAATAGCACTAGCTGATAGCTCAAGTAAACGATCCATGCTCAAGCGACCATTTCTGTCCATTTGTGAAAGTGCAAGAAATTGTTGAAGCTTTTTTTCCTGAGTTTCTGGATCCGTATTTAAAACATCGTAATTTACAATAACATCAAAGTTCTCCATAGGATCGCCCTTATTCATTAATTGAGGATCTGGAACTCCAGTTACCTTGAAAAATACTTCGTCGGGACCAAATCTCTGAAAGCACTTGTATGCAAGCTTTAAAACTTCCGCTGAATGAGATAAAAACTTATCAACTAGGAATTGTTTTTTAGTTTGTGAAATAACGGAGTCATCAAGTCCTACAAGCCTGTCAGCTTGTTGCTCTAAAGTATTTTCTATTTCAACAGAGCCAGTGGGTGATGGTGGTGACGGAGCAAATTCAATATCCCCCTTGCGACGATAAGGAATGAAACGACCTGGACCATATTCTAGCGGTGCTTGACCTTTGGGGTGCATTAGAGGTGGCAAAGTTGCCCAACTATTACGGTCTACCCGTGAATCACGCTCAATTTTAACTTGATTTTGTATTCCGCGAAGCAATGAAGGAACAGTGTTTGTATCGTAAAGACGTTTACTATCCTCTGAAAGTTTAGTAACTACAACGGGATAATCTTCATATCCGTTCATTAACTCAAATTTCGCATAAGGCTGTACCTCTGCATCACTTGAAAGTGAACGATGGAAAATAGTTTCGTAAATACCTTCTGAATTATCCTCTTCGTCAATTAATCTTTGATATCCATGTACTATTTCAATTAATTCTTCAGCTGTATATACAGCGTTGGTTAGATTTGTTTCAATAACTGGCGAGCCAATTTCATTACGCTCAATACTACTTGAGTTTACTCCGCGAAAATGTTTAATTACATAATCAACAAAATCCTCGTCCCAACCGTCAGTTACTACTTTATTTTCTAATTCTTGTGCGGTATAGTAAGTCCGCCAAAAACAAAAAGGTGCTCTTTGTGGATCTGTTACATAAGATGGAAAAAAGAAGTCACCGTCAGGTGAAAGAGTTTTGATTTCTGGTGCATCCACCTGCCTACGAACTACGGGTAGTTCAGCAACGCCTTTTGTCCGCAGTTCTTTGACTGCCCTTTTTGCTTTTTTCTCGGTTAAACCATCAAAGGATAGCATAAGAGCCTGTTGTATTTCTTCGTCGGCATATCCCGACATAAACATGTCCATTGCTTCTTGTGAATGACCAGCAATTTGCTCAACTGTAAGTTGTTGAATGATCCGACGATCTTCGCGATGCCACCCTACATAACTAATAAGTAGACCACGCTCAAGCAAATAATTTGCACCCAGTTCCATTTCTTTTTTAAAACGCGGAATATATCCAGATGAAACCATCCACTTCAGGAAGCTTGACACTACCTTTGCTCTCCCCATATCGTCGCTTGATACTGGGAATGCACGAATATTTGCTCTTGATAATGAAGCAACAAACAGAGATACAAGACGACTTATTCGCTCGTCAATAACATGACTCTCCATGTCCGACGCACCCTCCCAAGGAAAAGCGTCCGCTCCATGCTTGCGTAGGTCAGGACTTTTTCCAGCCCAGAAATTACGCCTGTCATCGTAAGAAGCACGGCAAAGGTCAAAAAATGACGATAATTCCGTGGTAGTTCTTTCGTAGGCGTTTCGTAAGACTGTTACGTTGGGTTTTTTGCTAACATAAGTTAGCTCTTCCGAAATATTTTGATTGTCCATACTTAGCTGGTTATCTTAACATATAAAGCAAGACATCACAGGAGTGGTTCATCGCCGAGAAGGTATAATGTGATGATAAGTGCTATTATTGTTAGAATTATCAACTTGTACATAAATATATTTTCCATTTAAATTTTTAGCTACATTTAATTTAGCCTCTACTGCTACTGTAATATTTAAATCTGGTATCTTTGTCAAGACAAATCTGGGATTCGGCATTAATCGCACTACGCGACCCCTGTATATTGCTGGTACAGGTATAATAGTATCAAATACTATTTGTCCGTCTTCATTAATCCAGGTATTTTTACCCTTTCCAGTAATCATTTCTTCCTCAAGATTTTGAAATGCTAAATCCTGAGCTTTTTCAAAAGAAATATCAAATTCCTCTGCTATCTGTTTTAATTTTTTCTTTGCCATTAGTAACCTCCTATATTTTTCCTTGTAACTTGTAATGATTGTGCATTTACGAAATCGGGTCCCCGACCATCGTTAGCCATTCTAAAATATCTTAATACATCAAAAAAATCCTTTAAGCATTCATCTGACTTACCATTTGCGTTATAATGAGTTATTGATTC